TAATCCACCATGAACTTCATAAGAGGTATGTTGGATGTGTTCAAGAACTCTCAAGTTGATCGTGAAGTTGTTTTGGGTCAGAGTTGGGAGGGAGGTGATGAGTTGTTGCGTATGTGTAAGTTTGTTACGCAGTACGACCACAGTATTGAGCAGGAGAGTTTGTTGTTTGAAAAACGAACATTAGAGCACGTTTTGTGCCTTCCTGCTGATGAGTTGCGTTACAAGATTGTTGATGGAAGCGAGAAATTAACGGTAAGTTCTATAGATGAGGATGAAGAAAGGTTATCGGCCCTTGTAGGGTCCCGGTATGAAAGTTGCCTTTCCTCGTTTGGAACGATCAGTGAAGCTTCAGACATTGCAGTTGATGAGAGTAGATATGCCAACTCAATAGCAATGTTGTTGAGAGGTAAATATGGGCTTCGTAAAGATACTCCCTTGGACCGTGAGATGGGTGAAAGAGCCGCTCGCGAGATGTTGAGGGAAGTGGGAGTCAGTAACGTATCTGTGATGTCACTTTCAGTTATGGGGTCCAGTATGTGGTTGGAGCGCACGGTCATAGACCGAGTGTGCGCCGCCCAACGCATAAGTTTTCAGTGAGGGGTGTTCAACCCGTATGGGGGGTTTGCACTGCCGTTAATTCGGTGTTGCACCCTGACATACGTGTTCGAGCGGTGACCCGCCCCCGGAACCCAGTTAGAATTAGTTATAGTGTAGAGTTCAGTAGTCCTGGTGCAAAATTTGGTGTGCACAATAACTCCGTACAAAATCTAAAGAGGGGTCTCAACGAGCGCGTGTTCTATAGAGATGCAAAGCATACTGAGTGTGTATTGCCCATTGAGAATGCATTCAGTAAAATGGCTCCGTTCGATTCGGCATTAAAGTCGTTTCGAGTCCAAGCTTGGACGATGGAGCAGGTTGTGGAGTCTTACTCCGGCCGTCAGCGCACGCGTTACCAACAAGCGTTGGATTCCCTTAGGCAAAAGCCCTTTAGTCGTGATGATGCAATCGTAGCCACATTCCTTAAGGCGGAAAAAATAAACTTTTCCGTCAAAGTTGACCCTGCCCCCAGGGTCATCCAGCCTAGAGACCCGCGTTTTAACTTGTTGTTCGCACAATATATCAAACCTGCCGAACACCTGATTTATAAAGCTCTAGGTAAGTTGTACAAGTATCCATGTGTCGCCAAAGGCTTTAATGCTGCTCAAACAGGCGATATAATACATCGTAAATGGTCTCTCTTTAA